CTTAACACCACTACACACCAATGCCACGGACAAGACACTGCGTTCAGAAGAAGAACAGGCGTGTCGCCAGAGCGGGTGGCGTTATCTATGACCATGGAGATCCAGATCTCTATGTCGACCCGGACGAACTCCACGGCAATATTACCGTGGTCCCGATCCGTGAGTTCGAGTTCCAAGTTCCAAACCGGTTTGAGCCCAATGACTCCGCATGCCAGGAACCCAAAAACATGCACAACCAAACCGGGCCACTCTTTCGTTGTTGCGTACCAGTCGTGACAGATTCATCGTTTGAATCATTCATGGCTGCCTTCAACAAAAGGTGTAACTTCCGCGCTGATGATGACGTTTCTGACGAAATGTACGCTTTGTCATGCAACATCATCGACGCACTCCCCCGGGATTTTGACCATGATCCCTGGGAAGAAAATGAACTCGATAGACAACGCTGGATGGATAAATTCGGCAAAGCCAAGCAAGACCGTATGCAACGAGCTTACGACGACATCGAAGAACACGATGCTCGCACGCTCGGCACGAAGACTATCTTCGTTAAACGCGAGGCTTTGCTCAAGCGCGACGACCCCACATGGGCGCCGCGCATCGTGTACATGGGACCGGATTCATACAACGCAGTCACAGGCCCTGCTGCGATGGTTGCCATGGAAAGATTGATCACCACCCTCGAAGGACCACTCAAGGAGGGGCGGGAGCTGAACAACATCACACCCATGTTCGGCTACAAGCGGAGTGACGTGACCCTCAGTGCACATTTGGCTGAGGGCACCCACGTACAATGCATTGAAGGCGATTATTCGCGCAACGACCGGGAACAACGTGCCCGTGTCGTTCAACTGTTCACCAGGTTCTTGCGCCACATCGGTATGCCCGAGTGGTACATCAACCTCGAGATCGCCTTCAACAAGTTCAAGGTCATAAATTATGACATGGGCTTGGTCGCGTGGATTGAAAACCAACTCCCCACCGGAGTTACCGTCACCACTTGCCGCAACTCATTCTACAACTGGCTGCAGTTTACCGTGGCCATGACACTCCAAGGTGTCACCGCCCGCTGCCTCATCTTAGGTGACGACCTCCTTGCAGTTACGCAACAACACGTCGACCTTGACCAATGGATCGCCGTTGTTGCAGCTTTCAAGATGGTGCTCAAAGCCAAACAATTACAATTGCATGCTTTGGCCACTTTCCTTTCGCGTCGGTTTTGCATCGACACCACCACCCCTTGTATGTTTCCTTTGATCGGTAAAGCTCTATTTCGTTTTAACGTCAGAGCAACCGAAAACCCTGCGTTAACAGACTCGCAGTACATGGCTGGCAAAGCATTGTCCTATGCCTATGAGTTCCGCCATGTACCCATGATGCGTGACGCTTTTCTTAAACGTTACCTCATGGAAGACCACTCGAGCGTTTCAACTGATGAACTCACATGGTTCACCAAGACTAGCAACCTTTCCATCAGCGAAATCATCGCTGCCATACACAACGAACAAGTCGTGCTCACCCGCGATGAGTTCGAGATGTGCATACTGGAAGCCTACGAGATAGACACCATAGACCTCCAGGAAATGTTGGACGCCGTAATCACGAGCACAGATTGCACGATCTACGACCACCCATGCGACGTTAAGTTGCTGGTGGACGTCTAATTATCCATATCCCGCGATGGTGACCGCTTGGGCTAAATGCCACACCCGCCCAGCTATGGGCCGTGGGG